TCACCTGCTGTAGGTGCCACTACTGCACAATTTACATTTTTATTTCTTAGTGCATATAAGGCAATATCTTGTGCACCTGTTCTTGTTTTGCCCCAACCCCTACCAGCTAAAATTAACCAAATATAATGTTTTTCTTTAGGGCTTAGTTGTTTTTGCCTTGCTGTTTTAAGCCAATCAGTGTATAGAGCTATCGTCGCTTTTTCTGCGTTCGTCTGCAACTGAGTCAAGCAGTTCCATAGCTTCTCTGAAGGCTTCTCCTTCTTTAATGTTTGCATTTATGTTCATATTCTCCGTTGATTCACCTAAAGCTAATTTTGCAAATTTTTGTATTTTTAAAGATGCAGATGCTATTTGATCTAATTGTTGAGTTGTAAAATTTTTATTATTTGAATCATTATTTCTTATAATCTGTCCTGCTTTAGCTAAAAGTGCTTTTGCTATATTTAAAAAATTGTAATCAAGTTTTTTTGATTCTTCGCTAAATTCTTTTATTCTTTGTTTATCTAATTTTTCTTGATAATTTATTTGAAACTGTTCTTGTTGTTGTTTCCAATTTTCCCTTTGTATTATTTTATACAATGTATTTACAGAAACTTTATTATTAGAAGCTATATCATCTATTTTATAAATTCTTCTAAAACCTTGTGAATCAAGCTCTCCTTGTACAAATAACAGCCTTAATTTTTCTTTTAATTGTGGTGTAATTTTTTTATATTTAGAAGTTTTTTTAGCCATTTTTTGTAATTTATTGTTTATTGGTGCGAACAGCTAGGACTGATTACCTGCATCTCAAAACTGGAAGTTAAGCATTTTAATTAAACTATGTCCGCTCATATTTCTTTAGGATAGCCTTTTTTGTGTTTTAAAACAACATTACGAGTTTCTTCATTCAAAGGATAAATATATTTAAATTTTGGGCTGCTTTTAATAATTCTAATATTAGGGTCTACATATTCTATAAGCCAATCGTGAAATGTACCTTCAAAACCTTTGTCACAATATTCTTTAAAAGGTTTTAAATAATTTTGTCCTATTGTTCTTTGATGTGTTTCTTTCCCAAAAACAAAATAACTATTACTGCCTACAGAACCTAATCCCGTATAAATCCAATTTCCAGCTTGGTATATTTTACCTAAATGGCCTTGCTTAGTATCAGCAAAAGATACTATAGCTTTTAAATTTGGATTTTTTCTTTTAAGCAATTTTATACTAATTGAAATAATTTTTGATACAGGATTTTCATGTTTGTTCAAAGCTACTCTTACTAACTCCACAAATTCAGAATTACAATTTAAATTTGCTTCTTTTGATAATACCTTAGGAGATGCACCTCTACCATAAATTACACAACCTATAAACTTATTGTTTTCAAAAACACCAATCTTAGCTAATTTACCTATAGGCATTCTTCTTGAATAATGCCATCTAAATACTGCTTTTTTTGCTGATGCGTGATCTATCCATGCAAGTTTTAAATTACTCATTTAGAAGAAGTAAATTCACTAAATCTATGCCCACAACTAGGACATTCTATTTGATTCAATTCATCCATTCTGCTTACATTTTCTTCATCTTCAAGATTAACTTCTATATTACCTATCATATTTTCAATTTCTCTATCGCTAAAACCTGTATACTTTAAATCTAAATTTGAAATTTCTTCAATTTCCTGCATTTCTTGTGTTAACAATCCAAAATTCCATCTAGCATATTCAGAAGATTTATTATCCATAATC